ACTTTTCAGGTACTTTAGAGCGGAATGGGGCGTCAGTAAAACACTCAACCCTAGCAATAGGGACTGCTACGTTCCCAGGCTGAACTGCCTTATTAGAACCATCACACAAAACCATACCATTGTTAAACAAAAGACCTGGAATCCATATATCAATATGCGGACTATAATTAATCCTAGACCGGATAATATCACCTGCTCCTTTAGCCAACTCATCATCATCATCCAAAATCAATAACCAATCAGTGTCACATAAAGCGACTCCTGCGTTAGCGGCGGCTGCACCATAGCAGCCCCAATTCTTTTTTAGTTCTAAGACAGAATACGCGCCCCAAACTTTCAGTTCGCCAGTTTCTTCATCATATAAAGGAAACCCATCAGAAACAACAATAGGTCTCATACCTTCTCTTTCTGCGCTATCGATAGCACGTTGTAGTGTAGGTCTACCTATAGTTTTAATTAGTGCGCTAATCTTACTCACCTGGGACAAGCTCCTTGTATTTTGCGTTAGCAATTGCTCTTTCTTTAATCTCCATCACCTGTCTGTATAACTCCAGCCTACCGCCGACTACTTTGTTAATGTCGTAATACTCATCAGTAATCTCCTTAAGATTACGACCTAGGTGTTCGCGGTACTCTCTGTCCTTACATAACTTAGTAAGCACCCTGACCCATTCAGACCTAGGATTGTCGGGAGGGATTAAGAAACCAGTTTCCCCGTTTTTAATAATCTCATCGTAGCACCCAACATTAGACGCTACGAGCGGGATTCCGTATCGACCCGCTTCCATCGCTTTAATTTCCGACTTAGAATCATTAAACGCGTTCATTTGTAGGGGTGCGATTGCAATGTCCATACCTTGGAACATTCTACCATACTCGTTAGAAGCCATAGCGCCGTGAAATAACACGTTTTTTTTCTTCTTTACGCCGAAAGATAAACTCCTCTCGTAGTTGTCCCACACGTCCTGCTGCCAATCTTCCTTGTTGTTTCCTTTCGGAGGTCTGCCAAAGAAGTTCCACGTTACGTTATCAGTACCTACTTTAGTGTTTACTCCTAAGGCAACGGAGCGGAACTCTTTTACGTCCTCTTCGTGATGGATACCACCAGCCCAACCGATTCGGGTATGCTTTCTTTTTTTCCGTGGAAGCTCAATACGGGGCAGGTTCCAACATGGCAGGTTGTAGTCGATAGAGTTTTTAATGATAACTAAAGCTTTACCTACGTACTCTTGAATGCGCTCTGCAAACTTACGCTGGGTTACAGATACCATATCCGAGTTGGCATAAATAACTTTCGTTAAGTGGTCTAGCTTTTGCTCCTTATAAACGTTTACTAGTCGGTGACCCTCATATAGGTCTGTAAGCAAATCGTCCGTGTCATAGTGAGAGAACTTACCTAGTTCTTTCGCAGCTTTTAAAATGTCTACAGTGTAATTCCCTCCGTAGTTGTGAATGTTTTGAAAGAATACGATATCGCACCATTTCATATCTTCACACTGGTCGGGAGTCAGCAGTTTGCCCTCTCTTTCGGACGCGCCTTCAGCATCCAATGGGTCGTAGTTAAACCGAACCTCTACATCATCAGGGTAAAGCTCGGCAAGCTTTTCCATAGGCATTATAACACGATAATAAGCGCACCCTCCTTTATTCGCAGGGCACGCTAAAATCTTAAGCTTCTTCTTATCCTCTTTTAAATCTATCATTAAATTTGGTATTGTTCAATAGAGCTTCTATGTACATCGTTTCCCAAAGCTTCAATAACTCATATGGGGATTTACTTTCTAAGGAGGAGCCCTCACTCCTAAAATTTTGAACATCTACCTTATGCTGTTCATAAGGTGAGAGTTGTGGCGGGGTGCCACAACTCTGCAATAAAAAAAGTAAAAAAATAAATCTCACTAATCCAAGTTTTTCAAATGCGACAAGTAGTCGTCATCGGAACCCGAAGAGCTAGAAGGGCTAGAACCCCCCATGCCTTCTGCACGGGCTTCGACCATCATGGCTAACTGTTTAAGCTCATCGTATTCTGCGAACTTAACGAGATTCTTGATATCGTGAAGAGAGTCCATCCAAGCTGCGACTTCCGCATCACTACCCGCCTTAGAAGGACGTGGTTTTGGAGCCGACTTATCATAGTTGGGGAATGCGCCGTTCGTGTCTTTAACCACTTTGAAATCGTAACCGTTTTCTAGGTCCGTAATATCGCCGTAGTCATCATCGAAGAAGCAATCCAAAATCTTACCGAAAAGCTTCATGCCGATAGACAGAATTTTAACATCACCGCTCTCTCGGTCCACAGCATTCAAGTAATAACGCTTACGTGCTTTGATGCTTCGTGCTAGATTGTGGTTATCCTCGCTCGGAGTCTTCCAAAGAGCATAATACAAATCACACAAAGGACACTTGTCGCCTTTTACCCGTGGGCAGTGATAGTTCTTAAACTGTCCGTCCATCTCCATTCGGTGGATAGCAGTCTCTGAATAAAATTGTTCGTCCTCATTTTTCGAAGGAAGGATTCGCACGAGGGACGTGCCCTCTTTAGTAATAAGAAACTTACTCAGAAAATCACTATTACCGCCTCCGGTGTTTTGTTGAGTGACCTCTTCGTACTTCTTTCGTAGTTCGTCTAAGTTAACCATGTTTTTAGTAGTTTTTAAAGTTATCAGTCGTGGGAGAAGTCCCACATACTATTATAGTTCGTGAAGCCTCACTTCCGCACGTTTATTTGCAGACATTTGAACTAACATATCTTTTTGATGGTCCAGTGAGGTTGTAATGTTTCGCGCCAAGTTATATTTATGCTCGGCTTCCAAAACCTCATCCCTGAGGTCAATTAATTCTTGCACAACTAGAACGTAAGCGTTCAAAGCTCCTTGGGTTGCTTTGGTCCCTTGGCTTGCCAGTTCAGCGCGCCGTAGCTCCATGTGCTTAGCCTCCATCATCTCCAGCTTGGTAGCGAGCCTGTCGCGTTCTCTTTTTGCGTAGCTCAGCACTGACCCGAAGAAGGCGAAGATTGAAGGGTGTCGCTTGATAGCAGCGTCCATAGACATCTCGTCCACGGACAGATATGCCTTGGTAATGTTTAAAAACTCTTCAGGGAGAGTATTGTACGTGTTTTCGATATCACTCATTGTTAAAAATGTATTGGAATAGTTCGGGGTTCAGTCCCGCAAGTTGAAAAATCATGTTTGAGGTTACCGTAGTTAAAAACTCGTTACCCATTGTAGGCATTTCATCATCGTTCAAGCCAAATATTTCAAAACCGATGTGGCAAATTTCATGCAGCAAAGTGCTTTTATAATCTTCAACACTTTGATTTGGGTCGATGGTAAGTAGTGCTTTAGGAAACTCCACGCAACCATACAAGTTGTCTTTAGCTAAAGACTTTTGCGCAATAGTAAAAGTTTTAATTCCGGTGTAAACAGTTAGTGGGTGCTGTGGTAGCGTCTTTGCCATTAGATATCCTCCGATAGTACGAGAGTTTGGTAATTGATTTTAGCGGGAATCAGGAATCGCGCTTTTCCATTTCTGGATTTAATAACGAACAGACGCGCAAGCCCTTCATCAAACTCCTCCTCCGTTTGGTTAACCGAAAATACCAAATCGCATACGCGAGTCTTTCCATAAGAATCAGCAAGCTCGGCATCGGTAATAATCTTAACCCTTTTACCTTCCCTGTTAGTTTGCGTAGCGGTCCACACCAAAGCATTAAGCTCGATAGCCAGACCACGAAGCTCTTGGGCTTGTCTTTCTTGGTTTTGGTACTCAGGACTTTTTGAATCACTCGCCATAAGCTCCAGGTAATCAATAATAATTACATCAGGATGAAAATCTTCATGGCTTTGGAGTTGGTTGATAAACGCTCTAATCTGCGTAGGGGTTGCCCTCTTCGTAGGGAACTCCTTAATACGAAGCCGTCCCAACTGTACTTGACCTCCAATCTCACTAATGCGAGATTCGATATCCCCAACACGATTAGGAAGCTCCTTCTGTTTAATACGGGTAAAGATACTGTCTAGGCGCTGAGCCACTCGGTCCTCAGACATTTCCAGAGAAATGTAAAGAACGTTATGCCCGTCGAAACACGACTGCACCGCTTGGTTAGCCAAGAACAGGGATTTGCCTACCCCAGGGGGCGCAACCACCATAGCCAGTTCTTTACCCGCGAGTCCTCCCTCAAGGGAGGAATTAAGAGCCTGAAAAGGAGTCCGATACTTAGGAGCTAAGTTGTTATCTTTCGCTTTCTCCCACCTTTCGGAAATACCAGCAAAGTAATCTGCGCCTAGGTCCACATGGCGAGAAACAGAGATAGCTCCTCTAATAGTATCCTCCACCTTGGAGAATTGCTTCTTGCTAATGAAGTCTACAGACTCCAGAATAGCCTCCTTCAAAGCTTGTTCTTTGGCAAACTCCTCTACCTTATCGAGGTAGTACTGAGAGTTGTCGATGGAGGTCTCGTCCAGACTG